ATACAAATAGCAATGAATAAAAACGGCATTGTGTTTAATGAGGGAAGTTTTGGGGGAATGATAAAAATACAGGAACTCAAAAGCGAATTAGACAAGATAAATCAGATTTTGCAAGCTATCCTCTCGGTCATCGGCGGCGCACCCGTAACCGAACCAGGCAACGGAAACCCCAGCGCTCTACAACAGGCATTAAACAGTGTTTTGGCAGGTAAATTATTGCCTACTTATGCTAATATAGAAAACAACAAAGTTAAACATTGATTATGAACAAGATAGATACGTTATGGGCGTTCCTGCTTGCTTTGCGGCGCAGTCGGCGTGCTACGGGCTACGCTTCGCTTCGGAGGTGTGTTGCGGGCTTCGGAGGCGTTGCATGCAACGCCTCTACTGCGTACCCTCCGCATGCCTAACGCGTGTGCGTAGCGTGTAGGTACGCGCGTCCGCGTGAGGGATAGCAGCGAAAAGCCCGCAATGAGCGTAGCGAATGAGGACTTGTAGCGCATAGCCCGACCCGAAGCGCAGCGAAGGGACACGCCCATAAAAATAAACAAACAACAAACAAAACTATTATGGATATACTTATTGATAAAAACAACGAATTAAGAACAGAAAATGGCGATTTTGTCATAGGGCTTGCACATGAGCAAAATATTCACCTGAACCTGCTTACGGGCAAGGGACATTGGAAACATGCACCTACTACGGGTATTATGCTTTCTCAAATGCTATTAGACGAAAAAAGTTTGAACAGCATCAGGCTTGAAATTCAAAAAGGATTAGAGAACGACGGCGCAACTGTAAAAAAAATAAGCATCAACCGAGGTATTATCCAGATTGATGCCATATATGAGATAGAAGCAAGTTAGTTATTTGTACTCATTTTCCCATCTTTTTTGGGATAAGTATGTTTCAGGATAACATTGCGCAATGTGCGGGTTCTGTGCAAGGTATCTTTTGTATTTGATAATGCCCATCATGGCACGGTCTTGTTCTACTTCCGTCAATGTTTCCCACAGTTTTTTTACGCGGTCTTTTTTACCCACTTTGTAATTGTACATATCCCAAAAGGCTTCAAAACTATGGTTTTGTACCGCATACGAGGTAAAATTACCCATAGCGGCAAATGAGGCTACCATAGCTTCATGCTTTGGTAAATTTGTAAAAAACCACGAGTGCTGTACGTCTGTCATGCCTGCGGGCAAGCACACCTCACGCAATACGCCACCGATATAGGTGAGCGTAATTTTATCCTGTAATTTTTCGCTGTGAAGATGGTATTTCATAGTATTTCTCCTGTTTGTAACAAGTGAATGATTTTTCTGATATGAGAAGCGCGGGCATCTCGCAAGGCGACGCCGTATTGCTCTCGCAACAATTTGTCAATCTCCCAAGTATTCATTAGGCTGGCGTTGTCTTTTTGAACTATACCCGCCTTGATGGCAGCGGCTTTAAGCTGTTTGAACAAATTGCCCTTTTTTTCGGACAAAAAATCCAACAAGTCTTTAAGGTCTGAATTTTTTGCGTTCTTCAAGGTGCTTTCTCCGCCACAATACCCCGTGATGTAACCTAATCTGTCGTAGTCATTATACTCAAAAAAATCAAACAACTCGATAATAGACCGCAATCTGCTTTGTCTGATAGTTTCTGTTCTGCCCATACTACAACACCTCCACAAAGAATTTTTTTTCTTTTACTACTTTAACCCCAAAGTCTTTAGCAAAGTCTGGATGTAACAGACATTCTTTAAGTATGGCTTGTCTGTCTAATGTTTTTTTAACGCGGACAAAGTCCGAAAAGCCGTGTTCCGTAAGGTCTTCTATCAATCGGTCTTCGTCTTTGATTTCTATTTTTTCCCTTCCTTCGCGATATCCAAATTTTACGTTGCTTGTGGTTGTAATTTTCGTTTTGGTTTTATCTGCGTAGCGCTGTAACTGCGCTTTGCACCGCTCCATTTCCTCTTCTAACTGATAAATTTGGTCAGCATATTTTTTGTTGAGTGCGGTTATTTTTTGGGATAATTCCGCTTGAACAAGGTCTAACCTTGCTTTTGCCTCCGCATAGCGGTCAGCGATTTCTTGGATGTTATTCATAGATAAACTTGATGTTATAGATTTTTGAAAGTTCTTGATATGCCTCTAAAAGACTGTTGTACTGAATGTGTGCTGAAATCTCGCGTGTGTCGTCCCGCATAAATACATGCGTATTTCCTTCTTCAAGGTCTATTTCTCCACACACCTTATTTGTTTGCTTGTTGTACAGTGATGCAATTGTTACAAAGTCGTTTGCATCTTTGTATTTGTCTAATGCGGTAGCTACATGATTTAGAGCTACCAATTCCAGCTCTAACGCAAGTATTCGCTGGCGGAGCATCTGATTTTCTTTGGCTAAGAAGTCTTGACTAGTCATATATTTAATGTTAAGGATTTGTTCTGATTTGTAGTATTAAGGATTTTGCGTTTTCGATAAGTCTTCGGACATAGCGAATATCTTTACCCGCTCCGTTGTTTATTATCTCTTTTATGGTTTCCTCTTGGGCTATCCCATTAGCATTACAGATAGCCCTTATGTCTTTTGCAGATACCTCTTTTAGAGATATAAATACACTTCCCAAACGGGAGAGTATCTCTTTGTACCCTTGTTTGTCTTTTTTTGCTTTTTTTTCAATGGAAAGCCTTAAGTTAAACGTACCACACAAGACAAAACCGCACGCGCCTTCAGTTTTATTGTACAGCGTTTTGTATAGCTGTATCACGTGGTCTTTGAGCTTGTCCGCTTCATCAAGAATGACCAAAGGGTTGTTCAACTTGACAAGTTTCTCTACCGCGCAATCGGCTAAATCCTCAATGCTGCCATGTGTATCATGCACACCAAGGGCTTGGAGCAGTTTAACAAGAAATCCTTTTTTGGTAAAATATTCCTCACACTGTACATATACTACATTGGGGTTGTTGTTGGCATAATGTTTTAGGCTTGCTGTTTTACCCATGCCCGCATCATAACTAATAGCTACACTGCGGCTATTAGTTTGTGCATCTTGGCAAACTTTTTGAATTTTTTCAAAGTTGGTTATGGGTGCAAGAACCCACTCCTGCGTATAGCCGACAAACTTGCCAACCACCTCCCATACGGCGGGACTGATGTTTGTCCATTTACCATTGAGCAGATGACTCAATGTAGCCCCGCTGATGCCGAGCATAGCGGCTACTTTGTTCTGCGAAAGTCCTGTTTTTTTGAGCTTTTCGGAAAGCTGATTTATTATTTGTTGTTTGTTCATATTTTTTGATTAGGTTGGTTTATATGTAATCGTAAGGGTCTTCTAACATGTTTTTAGTTAAGAATCGGTTTTCTTGTGCTTCTTTTTCGTGTTTTGGGGTGGTTTTGGGCATGAGAAGTAGGCTTTCGTCTACTTCTTCAACCTGTTCAATAAGGCTTTTTAATTCGTTTTGAAGCTCGTTTTGAAGCGTTTTTTTATTGTTTTTGACGTTATTTATTGCCTGATAGTCATTCATAGATACAGATTCCTGACGTTCTGCCATGCCTATGTATTGACTACCTTGATAGATATACACTACTTCATCATTAGTATAGACCTCTACTTCTTTACCCGATACCTTTTTAAGTACGGCGGTATCATAAATGAAAAAGTAGTGTTCTTCGTATTTTTTATGATATTCTATAAGATTTTCTCGTACTTTAAGTGTTCTTTTTTCCCAGAACAACCACGCAATATGGTGGAGTTGTATAGGGTACAGGGTGTTAGGCAGGTTTTGCTGATATATAGTGTAAGGGGATTGTTCTATTTTTTGCTCCGAATACTCGGAGAGCGGTGTATGGTTGTAGTGATACACTACATTATCCATAATTTGCTGCGCGGTTGTGAAGTCATAACTGTACTCTTTTTTGGTTATTTTAGTTATTTTTTTAAGGGCGGTTTCGGATTTGTGCGCGTAAGGACGGGTACTTTGAATGCCTTCTCCGTAATACACAGGCACATCTTGCATGAATACCGTCTGAAGCACCCCAAATGCGCGTTCTATGTGGCTTTTGCCCGTAGCCTTGTGTGTTTTGTGTATCTCTACGCCGAGAGTTTTAAGTTTTTCAAATAGTGTTTTACACTCTTCTGTGGTATGACCCGGAAAACGGTCTGTGATGAGTTTTTTAGGTACTGTTTTTGTGTTTTGAATTGCATTGTGTAATGCGTTGGCTACGTTTTCGTAGCTTTCCGCATGACATAAGGTGTAGCCAATAATACACCGAGAAAAAACGTCTAACACGGCTATGATATACAGGGATTTTTTTTCGCCATTATGGGAGTGTGGAATGAAATTTACCCGTGTACCATCTATTTGCCATACTTCGCCTGAGTTAATATCTTTTTTTAGGGGTACAAAACCCCCAATTTCCTTGTCCCAGCGGGTAGCGGTGAGCATTTTTACGTAACCCTCTTTGAGTAAATTTTTTACCCAAGAGAGCGAAGGTTGTTTAAGGTTGTTTTTTTGGGCGTATTCTTTTGTTTTTCGCCATATATGGCGGTCTGTGTAATTATTTGGGTTGGCACGCAAGGATAATACATAGGCAAATAAGGATTGAGGGTATTTCTGAGCATTGGTATTGCCCTGGCGAGGGGGGCAAACCAACTTCTGTATAGGGGTGCCCACTAAATATTCTTTTATTTTGCGCTGCAGTACCCTCTCGTTGTGAGGCAAAACAAGGTTGTTTTTTTGCACAACAGATAGGTATTTACAATATTGGGTGCGTATAGCAGGCAGGGTAGCCATATTACCAATACTTGCAACAAAGTTGCAAAAACAAGATGCGGATTTAGCCCACAGTTCCGCGTTGTCTGCGCCTTGATACAGGTGCAGATAATCCTTCCAGTTTTGAATAAGGGCGTATTTTGCTTCTGCGGCAGCGGCAGCAGGTGCGGTATATTCTTGACACTCCTCTATGTTGAATGTCTTTCTTATAGCCTCCTGATAGTGTGCAGGGAGGTCATGCAAGGCGTATACGCCCTTTTTCAAAGTTTTGGGGCGGTTTCTGCGGATAAATGTCCGCAGAGCATCCTTATTGACTCCCGCCTGCAGCAACTCGCCCCGAGTAACCCACAAAATACCATTGAGTTTACTGGGCATTCTCTTCGGCGATTTGTTTTTTTAACTCTTCTACTTCTTTTTGGAACTCTTGGTAGCGGGCAATAGCCATATTGAGCGCATAAGCACGGATGCGCTTGGATAGTTCGCTTGGATACCCACGCAAAGCACGCTGCACTGTATTATCACTTACTCCGAAATGGTGGGCAAGCATTTTTAAATCATTTCTGCCGAGATATTTTTTTATATTTTTCATAACTTTGTTATGTATTTTATATATAACAACGCAAATTTAGTCTTTTGGACTAAATTTGTCAAGTCTAAAAGAATAAAATTTATGCAAAACGCTATAAATCAAAGAATTAAATTTTTAAGGGAAAAACTTAATTTAAGTCAAATAGACTTTTCTAAAAGACTAAAAGTTAGCCAAAGTCGTATAGCTAAAATAGAAACAGGTAGGGTTGATGTTGATATTACCTTTTTAAGTCACATTGCATTAGAGTTAAATATAAATAGGGATTGGCTTCTCACGGGTCAAGGCGAGATGTACCTCACTGATGCTACTCAAAGCAATTTAAAAATACTTACCACCACAGTAGATGACACCAGCAACGAAAAAATAGTATTAGTGCCTGAAAAAGCGGAAGCGGGGTATTTGAAAAGTTTTGAACATGAAGGACTTATGATAGACTTCCTAAAAAACCTTCCTGTTATATCCTTGCCTGGTAATGAATATCATAATGCGAGTTTTAGGGCTTTTGAGGTAAGTGGACATAGCATGGAGCCTACTTTTTATGTACGGGATATAGTAGTATGCAGGTACATAGAGCATTATTCCTACATTCGTAATAAAGAGGTGTATGTTATAGTAACCCGAAATGAGGGTATAGTTATAAAAAGAGTGGTTAAAAAAGAAAACACTCTTGAACTCCATAGTGATAATGAGGACTTTGAGCCTTATAGTATTAACTTGGAAGATATTGTAGAGATTTGGAAGTTTGAAGCAAAAATTAGCAAAGTGGCGCCTATGCCGCGCAGTAGGCTTAAAGCCATAGAAGATGGATTACACGCCGTTCAACAGCAGCTAATTTTGCAATTTAAAATTTTAAATGATAAAAAATAAAAGAAGGGCGTAATTATTTACGTGGTTTGTTTTTTACTTGGGCGTGTCCTTCACTGCGTTCAGGTCGGGCTATATGCTGGTAGAGACGTGGCATGCCACGCCTGTACTTCATTTGCTACGCTCATTGCGGGCTTTTCGCTACTATCCCTCACGCGGACGCGCGTACATATGCGCACACGCGTTAGGCATGCGGAGGGCATGCGTGCTTGCACGCATGGTGCATCAGCACCGAAGCGAAGCGTAGCCCGTAGCACGCCGACTGCGTCGCGAAGCAAGCAGGAACGCCCATAAGATTTATCTAATATTTTTTGTATTTTTGCTAATAAAATGAGAACAATAGATGAAATTTATAGTGAATTAGTTGCCTATAAATCCACTTTTAGCGAGCTTAATAGGCTAAATAATCCTTCTAATACTGCAATTTGGCGTTTGTGGCTTCGGATAGTAGCCTTTGCGGTGTGGATAGTGGAGAATTTTTTGGATTTACATAAAAAAGAGGTAGATATGGTTGTAAAAAACCAAAAAATAGGCACGCCACGCTGGTATGTGGAAATAACGAAGAATTTTCAGTATGGATATGTGCTTCCCGCAGAGCAAGTATACTATACCACCATAGACGAAAATGCAAAAATTGTCAAACAATGCTCCACCAAAGTGGATAATGATGGGGTTTTGGTGATAAAAGTCGCCAAAGACAGCAGCGGAAACCTTGTACCCCTGACCGCAGGAGAGGTAACAGCTTTGGAGGCGTATTTAGATAAAGTGCAATTTGCGGGAGTTCGTTTGCGGGTGGCTACTTTTCCTGCAGACCTGCTACGTTTAACCGCTACGGTGTATTATGATGGTCAAATACCGTTAGCTACGTTTCAAAATAGTTTTGAAACTGCGGTGAAAACCTACTTAAAAAATATTCCTTTTGATAGTGTATTTGTGCTTAATCATTTGATAGATGCCATTCAGTCGGTAAGCGGGTGTATAGATGTATCTGTAAGCGAATGGAGGTTTGCTCGCCACGCCGAACCAGATAAAATAGCGGGTAGAATATACGAAACCAAAGCAGGATACGCAAAAACAGATAGTAATACATTTACAAGTGTAACTTTTATTCCTCAATAAATATGAGCGTTTGGCAAAGCAACCTAAATAAATTACTTAAACAGTACCTTCCGCCCGTGCTACGCACTCCCGTGCATGTAAAATGGGTAGAGGTATTCGCACATGGGTTTGTGCAGGTGTTTGATGCGTTAAAGGAATACAGGACGCAAACTCTTAAAGAGCTTGCGTACAATGGTCAGACTAATAATCTCAAACGTATGCTCAATGATAAATTTGACAAGATTTTACGGCGAATTGAGGTGTATAATATATTCGCTCTTTATTTGCCTGATGTGTTTTGGCAGGCGGCAGAAGCTACGCCGAATTATTTTTATCAGGTGGCAGAAGCCACGCCAAACTTTATATATACCGAGCTTGAATACTATGCCCCTGTTACTGCGGAGGTGCATATTCCTTCGGATTATTTGGGTATGGAGGCTACTATCAGGAGAATTATTGAAAGTGTGTTGATAAGCACTGTTCGTTATGTTATTGTTTGGATATAATTATGACTAAATTAGTATTTGAAACATTAGCAAATAAGTTTAAGAAAGAGATTATTCCTACTATTATCCGCAAATTAGGCAACGAGGCAGTGAATTTTTTTACAGATAATATTACACAGGGGATTACGGTTCGGGGCATACCTTTTAAAGAACGAGTCTACGAACTTAAAAACCGTAAAGGGAGAAGTATACTTATTCAAACAGGAAACCTGCGCAGAAGTATTGAAATAAAAGCGATAGAAAACAATAGTGTAGAGATAGGTTCTGACCTGGAATATGCTAAAACCCACAATGAAGGGGAAGAAATAGAGGTTACTCCGCAAATGCGCAAATTCTTTTGGGCAAAATACTACGAAGCCAACAAAAGAATAAAAACCACTAAAAAGAAAGGTGTTTCACAAAGCAAGACTAACTTGCAAACTGTGGGGGACGCTCAATTTTGGAAAAACATGGCTATTAAGCAAACCTCTATCAAGATGCCTCGCAGGCAGTTTATTGGAGATAGCAGGCGTCTGCGGGCTTTGCTCACAAAAATGATTGAAAAAGAGTTGAAAAAACTTTAAATGCTATGCAAATACAACTTAAAAAAAATCAACAAACTTTAATGGATGTGTCGCTGATACACGGGGGTAACTTGGAAAAAGTGTTTGAGATTGCTCGCGCAAATAATTTTCCATTAGATAGTATATTAGATGCTCACACGGTTGTTGTGCCTGATTTTGCTACTTCCGCAGAAAAGGAATTGGCTACTTTTTTACAGTATCACAACACTACTTACACGGCTTATCCTGAGGTGTGATATTGTTTTTATTTTAAAAACAGAAATTGTTTTTTTAAGGAAGGAAAATGGCGAATTTGAAAATTGAATATTTATGCAAAAAATGAATACCTATTTGGCAAAAAAAATGAATACCTGCCATGAATACCTTCGGTTATTGTAAAATTTTTTGTAATTCATTTTCAATGATTTATAAAATTTGCTATTGACAATATAAAAAATATTTTTAAGCGAAGGCAAAAACAGCCCCAACGTTGTTTAAATGCTGTTTATTGTTTTTGAAACACAGTTGCAAAAATGGTTATTTTTGGCTTTTTCGTGTACTTTTGGTTGTGGTCAAGGTATTCATATTTTATCCACATAATTATCCACATAACCTGTTGATAACCAATATAAAAATCGGCAAATTTATGTTTTTTACTCTGTGTACTTTTGGTTTTGACTGTTACAGGCGTGTCCCCTGCGCTGCGCTTCGGGGTCGGGCTATGCGCTGCAAGTCCTCATTCGCTTCGCTCACTGCGGGCTTTCCGCTGCTATCCCTCACGCATATACGCATATGCACACATTAAAATATGCT